TTTCCTGGTGAGAATATTAGGGCTACTTATGCGGCTTGTCGTCGTGTGATGCCCTTGATGTTTAAACAGATTTACCAAGATGTTGGGAAGATGGCCCCTCCTGTGGGTGCTATAGATCCTAGTCAGTGGAGATTTATTGCTTCTGAAGCCACTCAGATTGGCTTTCGTGAGAAAACCATCCAACCTTTGACTTTTGATGAGGTGTTCCAGATGATGGTTGAGAGGCATAATGAGCTTATTGACAAACATGTGTCTATGGGTAGTTTGTTTGCCACAAACACTGAGTTTATTAATTCCATAAAGACCAAGGATGACATACTCAAGGCGATACAAGAGAAAACCCATCGAAGAGAGTTGTTGCGTTTTGTCCGTGAAAATGGTGAACATTACGATTCTGAGGTTCAAGGTCATTTCTATGATGGAGGGTCTGTAATCCAACAGGCTATCCCGATAAGGAGACCGAGAACTTTGGAACAGATGGCTGCTTTAGGAAATTGGCAAGAGTGTTGGTACTTTGTGCGAAAGCATGATGTGTCGATTAACAATTGGCCATTACCTATGATTGAAGAGTGGAGAACATGGCTCATTGATAATGATGAGCAAGTCCATAATGGTGTGTCTTCTAGTATTGCTTGGAGGACGAAGATTGAGTTGAGAAATGGTTTTCTCCGGAAGAAGACAGCTATTGTCCAAAATGCTCCTACGACCCTTCAGATGTCTGCTTATCATTTTGAATTCAATCCTGTGATTTGGGCACTTTGTGTGCTAAAGGATGATGCTCAATTAAATGATCAGCCGATCGCTGTGAAAGAAGCGATGGTACGTTTTCGTGCCGCTCAATCTGAGCTTGGACCTGTTGGATCATGCAATATGGTCTGGAAGCTCTTGAAGGTAAACAAGGATCTTGAAAGACTTGCTCTTGAGGAAGCTTTTGGTGCTCCATTGCCTTATGAGACGGCGGTGTGGATTGACCCAGAGATGTGGAAGACTGTGACGGATTATGTTGAGGAATATGGTCCTTATTTGCGGTCCAAAGCTTATCAGTTCCTAAAGGATTGTGGTGATATGCTATATTATGCATGTGCCGTTGGGATAAGTTGTTCCGTGCTCTATGGGATAATGCGCTTCATGTTTCCTGCGCCCCAACGGAAGAAAAAACAAGTTCATTATGATGAACAAGCTCAATATGCACCGATTCCTGGTGCTAGACCAACAAGATCTGTGTCACGATTGAGACCAACACCTGGACCAATTATTGCACAAGCTGTTAATGATGCTCCTGTCATTGCAGTAATCAAAGATCATGTGTATGTTATGCGTGTTGCTGGTACTCTCTTGTCCAGCGCTATTGCTCTTGGTGATCGTGATTTCTTGATCAATCATCATGCTGCTGAGGATATACGGAACACTGTAGAAACTTGTGGTTATGATTTCGAGATTGATTTTGAAAATCGTCTTAGGAAGTTTACGGTTCATTCAAGAAACTTCAAGAAGGATGTGTGTGTGGATGATGAGGAGAGAGATTTCTGTTTCTTCAAGATCCCAGATGTGCAACCTCAC